CTCCTTCATGGCTCGGTGCTTCTCCCCGTCAATGACCACAAGGCCGTCTGAAACATCTAGCATTACTATGTAGTTATCATTAGAGGAGTCAAAGTACACCTTGGTTGAAGTAACGGTGTTATCCTCCACTTCGTCAAAGTTCCTAAAGTCGTTACCCCTTGCTACCCATCTATTTATCGCGCCTCTCCATGCCTGTACTGAGCGCGCAGGTTCAATATTGTGTAAAAACTCCGCAAACTCCATAGTGGAGCCAAAGTGTCTGTCTTGTGCAAACTTCTCTATCAGTTCATATCCGCCGGTATAGTTCCCCATGATACCCACTTGTGTCAGTGGGTTATAACTATTGAGTATCGGTGTATTCTTTTCATTGTTTTGTCTTACCACAAAAATAATAAATCGTCGTACCTAGAGCCATATTTCTATTACTTCAATTTCTTCAAAGGTATGTTTGGTAAAGGCGGGACCAAAACTACTACTACAATACTCCTACTACTAGATACCGTAGGTATCTTCTCCATACTATTGAAGAAATTGAAGAAATACACAACAAATCCTCGGTATAACGGTTTATTTCTTCTGAAAATTACTGAAAATACGAAATTAATAGCCTCAATATTAATAAACCATGACATATAGGGTTACAACATGTCCGAGGGCCGACGCTGGAACTTATTCCGCTCAAGAAAGAAGGAAGAAGTGAAGAATCCCATCATTGAGAGAATGGGGATGATGACAGAGCCGTTTTCTGCGGTAGCGGGGATACCGGACATAGTACGTGATACTGAAAGGCTACGAACCGACAGTAACCACGACAATGAGTTCGACCTTTACGACAATATGTTGAAGTTGGACCCCGAACTTAACGGTGCTGTTCGCGCCGTCTCTCTTTCAGCCAATAACTACGAAATTAACTACTCGCGTGGGAAAAACTCTAACATACGCAACGCTATACGAGAGTTAGTCGAAGACACGATAGACTTCGATGATATTCTTATCAACAGCATGAGAAATCTCATGGTGTACGGAAACGACATAAACAAGATAGTCGGTAAGGAGGGCGTCGGTATAACGGATATACAGAGCCTTCCCGTTAAGCAAATCACTATTGTTGATGAGAGGGGCGGTCTTGGTTCCTACTTCGTAGCAGACGAAGACAACCCCATTATAGAGGCTAAGACGTACATGGTGCGTGAGGCTACTTCCTATGAGCGCGCTATACCAGCAGGGGAAATACTACACATACGCATTGACTACCGAAGTAACTGGTTCACTGATAACAAACTACGCAGAACCTACGGTGTGTGGGGTGCGTCAAGGTTCACATCACTAAAGCAGCCCATACGAATGAAGTACAACAGTATGAATAACCGCATAAGCCTTGAAGACTCGATGACTAAGCAGTTTATCACCATTGATAAGTCCGCTATCGAGCATATCCAAGACCCAGCGGAGCAAAACCAGCGCTTACAGCACATCATGGACGAAGTAATATCCCTGTTTGAGGGACTGCGCGGCGACCAAATACCAGTTTTGCCTCACTACGTCGAGTTACACCACGTTGATGTGGGTAACAGCGTACCCAACAACACAGACTTCCTAGATACAATAAACGGCGACATAGCCGCCGTTCTGCAAGTACCGAGAGTAGCAGCAGGACAGGAGAGAGGGTCAACCTTCGCCGCGACATACAACGCGAACCTTTGGGCCGTACAGGCTATTTCCCGTATGCACCGTATTCTAGGAGAGGCCGCTACACGGGTGTTTATGACGCACCTAGACCTTCTAGGTATCGAGTACCGCAAGCAAGACCTTCCTACTATTGCCTTTGAGGCCATGGATAGCGAAACCCCGCTAAACGTAATGCAAAGAGCCACCATGGGATACAACGCGGGTATTCTAACATTGAACCAAAGCCTAGAGATGCTAAACTTGGCAACAATAGGAAAGGAAGGGGACGAAAGGGTATCTTTGGGCAATAGTAATGAAGGTGAGTTGCCTAGAGAAAACTCACAGCCCGGAGTTGAAACACAAGAATGATTGTGACGTATGAGCAGATTTTCGGCTCCCTTCTTTTGATGTTGGTTTTCCTATCTCTTTATTTGCACCGCAAGGAAAACGCTAGAACATTTATTAAACACACCAAAGGTGGGAAGGATATGAGTAGGTCCAAAATGAGCAACCCTAACGAAGCATTGATGTTAACCTTCGGTATGGGCGTTGTTATGGCATGGGTTGTTATCGCTGCTACTGCATCCTATTTCAGTATCGTAGAGCAAAGGGATATTTCAGACTCGCAACTTACAGTTATCGGTCTTCTCGGTGGTCCTGCGCTTCTTATAATTACTAGCGTCCTAGACCTGTTCAAGGGTAAAGAAACCGCAAAAATAAACATTCTACCGGACCAACTGGCGAGTGATGTGACTTCCGCTGAGGCAATAGACGGACACACAAGAATGCTTGAGGAAATGAAGATGAAGCATGACCTAGACATGGAGAAAATGCAGAAACAGCACAGTTTAGACATGGAAGCATATCAAATAACCAACAAAAAGGGGGCTTGAAATGAATACTACTATATTTTGTTCCTTCTGTACTTTTGGTATATGTTCTGATTGCCCTATCGAGGAATAAGTTTGGAATATGACGGACACCCCATTTGGGTGTTTGTTTTGAGGGTAGTCGGGGTAATAATTAACTAACACGGTGTGTGTAAAATTGGATAAGGTAATTATATTGACGCAAGAAGAAGCAGACTCTATTATTGAGGTTATCAATCAAAGGGCGACTGAGGTTAGGCAACTAATCATAACGATAGGCTCTATCTTAGCGCTCCTTATGCCCGCCGTTGAAATGGTGGGTATTCTCGACATCACTCCCTATGGGGAGGGTGATGACGAATGGATAGGAGACGCTGATTGGGAATGGGACGACGACTTTGAGTGTGGTGACGGAACCATGATACAAGCATCCTTAGTTAATGATGGATATAGAAACTGTCGTGATGGTTCAGACGAACCCGAAGAAGAAGTTGAAGAAGTTGACGGGAATAATACTGTGATATTACCCGAACAGGGATGCACCGACCCCGACGCATTAAATTACGATGAAGATGCAGAAGAAGATGATGGTTCCTGTGACTATGGTGGAGATGAACCAAACTGGGGTTGCACCGATGAAAACGCAAGTAACTATGAGTCTTGGGCCGAGGAAGATGATGGCTCATGTGAATACGAGGATGAGGACAGCATACCGGAAGATTGTAGACCCGATATGTGGGATGCCTATTATGATTACGACAACGGTAATATGACTATTAGTTGGGATGCTGACCTTACTTGTGATAATGCACCACACAACCTAACTCTAATTTGGACCTTTTACCATAATACTACTAACGAAACAGGAAATTGGACGGGCATACAGGAAGAATACACCTACGAAACATACTACCAAAACTGGGACTATGTGAACCTAACAATAGCAGTTCCCGCTGGTCATTATGATATTTTCGGGACTTTTGGCTTCGATGATAACTATTATCGAGCGGTTGATTGGTATGCGGTGGAAGTACATTAATAAGACATTCTGTTTCTCAATAGTGTTATGAGTAAGTGCCCTTGTGGTTGCTATGAAGATTATGAGGCCCAACGTGAGGAAGAAAACCTACCCCCCGTACTAGAGGAGGAAGTATGCGCTTCTGTATGCGCGCCCGACGAAGAACTGATAGATGGGGAATGCAGGAAGGTAGCAGTTACTCTTGATTTAGATTCATATGATACTAAAGCGATAGTTAGCGCAGAAACCGGTAAAACAATCATAGAGATTAGCGGAGTGGCTTTCCACGAAGGGATGAATAAGAATAGTTGGTCCCTTACCCCGGAGGGAGCGAAGTCCGTCGTACAACAGATGGAAGGCGCGGACTTAACGCTATTACACCCGAAAGCAGATGAAAGCGGGTCGGGCTTCACACGTAATACTGATGGGGGTATGGAAGAGTCCAATGTAGGATATATACTAGGCGCTTCCTTCTTTACCACACCAACAGGATACGAAGTGCGCTATGTCGCACACGTTACAAGAGAAGAACTCTTTGCTAGTTTTGATGAGGGAGTATGGATGCAAGAGGATTACGGTGTCAGCATAGGCGGTTCCGGCGTACCAATCGAGGCATCAGAAGACGGACTAACTTTTGGAGAAGATTTCACTTTTGACCACCTTGCATTAGTCAGAAAACCTGCCTACGAGCGCGCAAACGTCGAAAGAGCGGAGAAAAAGACCATAGAGGAAGAACTTCCTACGGCTAGTGAGGAATCACAAATGTTTATAGGTCAGTCAATTGCTGACGATAATCAACCAACGGTGATTGCTATGACCGAAGATACAACCGAAATAAATTATGAAGCCGAGATGGAGGCTGCAAAGGCAGACCTTATTCTCGCTAACAGCCGAATTGCAGAATACGAAGCAGTAGAGGCTCAGAGAGTTGAAGACGAGAGAACAGAACTTGTGAACAAGGCTACCGAACTCGGTATGTCCGGTCATGAGGACCTTTCGACACCAACCCTTGAGACTCTTATCGCTTCTTGGGAGGCCGCTCACCCAGAGCCAACCCCAGTCGAGATGACCCCCGTGGAGTCAGTCGAGAAGCCCGTTACTACACCAGTAGAGGCTTCCGAGGACGCACCAGTAGTCGAGAACTACCTAAACGGAAGAGTCGTCAAGAATGATGAGCGCGTTTATGCTAAGGCATGGAACGCATGGGCATCAGCATGGAACCAAACACTCGCAACCGATGAGAAGGCAAAGATGGCCGCTCCTCGGTTTGAGACACTAAAGGAGATGATTTGAAATGGCAGCATATAGCGGAATGGACCCAGTACGATGTGCAGATATACAGAATACCTTTGCAGCAAAAGGTCTTCTAGTGAAGTACGACGCAAGCGGTATAATGGTAACAGCAAGTGTAACGGACAAGCCAATAGGCGTGACCGTTGCTGAGTCCTCAAGAGGAGAGGACCAAGCACTAGAGGCAGCGGGCACAGGAACCGTTGCTATCGTTCCACTAAACGGTGTACAGTTTATCTCATGCGTCGGAGGCGGCGCACTCAAGACAGGAGAGAGGATTTATGTCTCTCAGACTGCTGAGACTGACGGCTACTGCCACACCAACGCATCTAACTCCGCAACATTCATTGGAGTCTATATGGGCGAGGACGGGCTAACCCCCGCCGCTGGCGCACTGATACCAGTATCATGTGCAGGAGTAATTGAGTGAATACTCAAGGGAATAATGAAGGAGTTGAGAAAAGATGAATCAAACACTAGAAGAGATACTAAACGTAGAAGCCGCTGTTGGGCCTTTCGCGCCCGGAGATGCAGTCCTAGAGCAGACCCTAAGAGACTTCATCCAGTTGCAGTCTAACACAATCGCAATCGCAACCGACCTTGTTGGAGTTCGCTCCGTACCTTGGCTACAATTCACATGGTACACCGGAGTTATCGGAACATTCGACTACCCATTGGATGACGTTGCTCTAACCGACCCAACCAACATTGGGACACAGAACTACTCGACCAAGTTGGAGAAGGGACAGGGAAGGGTTACCTTCCTAGACGCCGTGAGACTAAGGGGCGAGTCCTTTGAGAACATTGACAGGCAGCAGATGGGAATTGTCCGCGCAAGGGCAGACACCATTGACAACCACGTCCTATCCACGCTTTACGCTGGTGCAGACAACTCGGTTGCTGCTACTGCCGTCTTCGGAAGCGGTTCCGCTGATGAGGAAGGCGACATTCTAGGATGCATGGACGACATTTTCGCTAACGCTAAGGTTAGCGGAAACGAGCCACTAGCCCTAGTTCTCCCAGCAGACAAGAGGAGCGCTATCCTCAACACAACTCTTTACGGAAACGTTGTTGAGTCACTAGGCGACCACTTGGCTAGAATCGCAAACCTACGAATCTACTACACAAGGGACTACGGAAGCGGTGCTGCTATCGGTAACGATGCACTACTCATGGTTCCCGGTGCTGAGACTGCTGAGTTCTTCACCTACAACGGTCCCGGTTTCCAAGAAACCGAGTTGACTAGGGTTCCCGGTGTTGGCTTTGACTGGCTACTAACTTCCTACATGGGAGCAGTTATCCACGAACACCAAGATGGGGCTTCTTCTGACAAGACCCACAGGATAGTCAAGTTGACAGGCGTGCGCTCTTGAATAAGGAGCGTGAGTAAATGCCCGCTAAGAAGAAGACTGCTTCTAAGAAGGCCGCTAAAGCGGCTCCTAAGAAGGCTGCACCTAAGAAGGCTGCGCCTAAGAAGCCTAGTGGTCCCTCAAAGGCCGCTATGGCTTCTGCTCTTAAGGAGAAGGGTGTTCCCCTTCCATCCTCCGGTGACACAGCAGATATGGAGCATCGTTTGAGGCACTGGAAGTCCGGCATGGGTTACATGATTAGGATACACAGAAATGCTGGTAAGCAATACGCAGACCATCCACTATCTCTTCTTACTGCCCCAAGAAAGGCCCTTTATTGGCTACCCGACAGCGATATGACCCAAAGAATTATCGCTACACGCAGGGTCGTTGTAATAGGACGAGCGCAGGAACCTTCAAGTAACATGGTAGTTATTGATGTTCCATCGGACTATGAACAACGATTCTGAGGTGGGTAAATGACATACTTAATGGGTGACTTGGTAATAGAAGACGGGGATACCCTTTTCAGCACAAACATTACTGTTAATTCTATACGTGCGCTTCTTAATCACCCACGCGGCCTTAACAGCGGTACTATCATAGAATACGTCAATCTTCGCAATACTCAGATAAGTAAGAAAGCGCGTGTCGCTAATTACGTGGGTGTTAACACCACAAACGCACCAACAACGGCAGAAATAGAGACTGCTATTAAGTTGGTTGTTTGTGTTGATTGTCTGAGGGTTCTTATTGATACTATACCCTCTACTGTACCAGTAAAGGAACAGGGTACATCAGATATACGTTTCAACAAACAATTGTCTTCCTTTGAGAAGCAAGCGGCAGACGCCTTGGGAGTTATAGAGGAGAAAGGTGGTACAGCGTTCTACACGAAGGCGACAACCGCCAAAGTGAGCGGAACTACAAGCGGAGAACTATCCGGCTCACTTACAAGTTAAGTGGGTGGATAAATGGCAACTGTTACATGGGATGGTTCTGCTAGTACTGCCTACAATACTGCGGCAAACTGGTCTACTGGTTCAGTACCAGTAACAAATGACGATGTAGTATTTGATTCCACGTCTGATAGCGGCAACCACTGTATAATCAGTGGGACTTTTCCCGCAGATGGCGGCGACCTTAACTCTCTAACTATCTCTTCCACTTTCACAAAGGAAATACAGACGGGCGCCACGTCAGAAATTAATCTAGAGGGTATAGTA